ATTTGATATTAAATTTTTCTGCTAATTCTTTTTTAAATTCACTTAAATCTGTACCATAAATACAAAAACTGGTTGTTGAACTATTTGAAACGAATCCCTGCCTTATTTTCATATTTTCTCCTTTCTCATTGACGTTATATACCTTAATTAAATTTGTATTCTTGCATATCTCCTAAAGTTTTTCCTATTTCAATATCCACTCTTGGAGGACACAATAATTTTACTGCATTCTCCATTGTTTCTTTGACTAAAGGAATTACTACACCTAAATAATCATCTCTTATTTCAATTACTAAACTATCATGTATTTGTAGTATCATTTTGGCAGGATAAGGTAATAATGCTTTATAAAGTTTAATCATTGCTATAAATATTAAATCTGCAGCCGCTGATTGTAATGGGAAATTTCTAGCTTGTCTTTGAGCTGCTTCTTTTAATTGCTTATTTTTACTATATATATCTAATGCTCTTCTACGACGTCCAAAAATATTAGTTATATATCCTTGTTTTTCCATTAACAAAACGTTATTTTCAATATATTGAGTTGCTTTAGGAAATAAATTAAAAAATCCATTAACAAAAGATTGAACTTCCCAATCCTCCATATTATATTCTTTTGCTATTGAATAAGTAGATCTTCCATAAACCATACCATAAACCGTCATCTTTGCAATATCCCTTATTTGTTTAGTCACTTGATCTTCAGATATTTTACGGCTTTGAGCAGCTACCATTTTATGTATATCCTTACCCTCTTTTATAAAATTTAACATCTTTTCATCTTGAGAAGCATGTGCCCAAGTAGTAAATTCTATAGCCTTATAGTCTGCTTCTATAAAAGTATATCCTGGTCTAGCTACAAAAACTGTTCGAATCAATTTAGCTTTTACTGGATCATGACTAGTTACATTTTGTAAATTAGGGTTTTTACTACTTAATCTTCCTGCTATTGTTCCTCCTTGATCAGTTCTTGCTTGATTATAAGTGGTATGAATTCTGCCATCAACTGAATTAGATAAAATATCTATATATGAATCCATATATTCTTTTGATTTATATATTTTACCTATTTTAATTAAATCTTCTAATATTTTTATTTTATTGTCTTTAAACATTAATTCTAAAGAAGGAGTATCTACTGAAGGAGTTCCTTTTTTTATTCCTTTTTCTTTTTGAGTAGCTGTTACTTTATTATATTTAATTGGTTTTAAACCTATAATATCAAATAATAAATTACCCACTTGATCAGAAGAATTTATATTAAATTTATTATCCTTTACTTTATATTTTTCTAAAAATTTAGCTACTTCTCTACTAGCTAAAATATTAGCTTCAGCTAAATTTATCTCATTTCCTATTTTAGTAGATATTTTTTTAGCATAATCTAAATCACCACCAATTCCTTCATACTCCATTTGTGCTAACACATAACTATTAGGAACTTGAACTTTTATTAATAATTTTAGTAAATTTTCTTTTTCTAATAAAGACCAAAATATATCTTTTAATCTAAAAGTAGCATCTGCATCCTGAGCTGAATATTTTAATAATTGATCATAAGGACAATCTAAAATTGTAGATTTTCTAAAAGCACGATCCATATATACTTTTCTTCTTATTATTTCTCCTACTTTTTTATAAGTTGTGCTTTTTTTCTTTAAAGCTTCTAATACTACTTTATCTTTTATTTCATTTAGTGAACCTAATTCTTCCCAATAATTAGTTCCTTCTTTAATTATCCCCTCATTTAATATTTTTACTTTACCTTCTATATATTGGCTAGTTTCATCTTTATAATTACCCATATCAGTATATATAGGAACTATTTTATCTAAACCATGAGGAGAATTTTCATCTAATAAAGCATGCGCTAAACCAGTATCAAATGCAAACTTATGAACATCTATTCCATGAGTTTTTAATACTTGAACATCTATTTTACCAAATTGAAATACTTTTTTAATCCCTGATTCCCATATTTGTTTTAAATAAGGGAAAACTTCTTTTTGTCCTTGTTCATTAAATCCTTGAGGATGCAAATAAGGAATAACAAAACCAGTTCCCTCTTGTAAAGAAAAAGAATTAAGTAATAGTTTAGCCCTAAAATAATCTAAAGAAGTAAATTCTGTATCTGCACTAAACCAATCTACTTGAAGTAATTGTTTAGTCATCCATTCTACTTCAGCAATACTACTAGCATATTTATAATTTACTTCCATTTTTTCTTCCATTCCATTTCCATTTACTATTTTTAATGCTTTACTTAAATCTTCACAAAATTCTCTTCTTTGATGAGAAGCATCCACAAAATTATTAAGATAAGAACAAGAATAAGTAGGTAAAATATAACAATTAAATTGTTCATTCCATACTGGAATCCCCCTTATTTGAGTTATTTTGTCCGAAAGACCAAAGAAAGGAGCACTTGCTCCTCCTAATACTACTATTACTTTAGGCTTTATTTTATTTATTTCTTCTACTAAATAAGGACTACAAGCACTGGTGTGAACTCCCGTAGGGAGTTCTCCTATATTGGGACGACATCTATGGAGGTAAGTACAAAAATAATTATCTATTCCTACTGTTTGGCAATATTTTTTTAAGATCTGTCCCTCGACCCCTACAAATGCTCGTTTCTGTTTAATCTCTTCTTCCTTTGGATAAGAATCAAGAAAAACTATAGGAGCATTTAAATTCCCTTCCCCCATGATTTTATTAGCAGAATATAAACCATTACTTACAGAAGAACTTCGCCAAAGATTACATTTTTGACACTTATCTGTTTTTTCATCTAATGAAAATATTATTTCTTCCATAGTTACTCCACTAAATATAAATTTTTATTTCCATTCTTTTTAATGAATTTTTTAATAGTATCTTCAGTTCCCCCCTGTCTATCTTCTGCTACACATGCTATAAGTGTATTTGCTTTTTCTACCACTATTGTATTTCTTAAAAACCCTGCTACTTTACCATATTTTTTCCAATCCGCATAATAAATTTCTATAGGAATATTATACTCTTTTGCTATTCTTTCAGCAAATTTATCTGCCCCTTTCCAACATCCCCCTGAAATTATAATATCTCCTTTAGTATAATGTTTATTAAATTCTAGTAATACTTTTTGATAATCTTTTTCTGTATTTCTTCTTCTAGAACCCACTATACCTATTTTCATTTCAATAATGTATTTGAATTCCAAATATTTTCTTTTTAACAAAATAACTACAACACCCCATACTATGAGATTTTATAAATACCCAAACATCACCATCTTGATCCATTTTTATTATATCTTTTTTATAATTAATATCTTTTTCTGGATTAGAAACATGTTCTAAAGCTATACTCCAATTTTCAAAATTAGAATATCTTTTTTTAGCTCTTTCTATTGTTTCTAACAATTCTTTTACTGTCATTTCCCTGTACTCCCAAAAGCACCTGTACCTCTACTACTTTCAAATTCTTCATCTGTTTCTATAAAATTAACTTCTATTATGGGTCTAAAAAGCAATTGAGCCACCCTATCTCCTTTATTTATTTTAAAATCTATAGGAGAATTAAAAATAGGAAAAATTTCTCCATGGTAACCAGTATCTACTACCCCCAAATGTACCCGCATTCCTAACTTACCATGTGAACTTCTAGTATGTATTTCATGAAAATAACCCTCAGGCATTTTTACACATATACCTGTACGAATAGTTGCTGATTTTCCTGCTTCTACATTTACATCTTCTAAAGCATAAATATCATAAGCTGCATCCCCTACATGTTTCTTAAAAGGCATTTTTGCATCTGGATGTAATTTTTTAAATTTAACATTTATTTTATCCATATTATTTTTTCTCCTTTTTCATTTCTTGTGTATCTTTAATAAATTCTTTAAAAGTATCTAATCCCACAAAAAGAAAATCTTCAACTACTGACTTTAGTTCATACTCAAATTCTGAAAGATAATTTAATAATTGCATTAACTCAGATTTATCAAATACTAATATTTTATATTCTTCAGGACCTCCACAATCTTCACACCTGTCATTTTTATAAAATTCTACTATATACATTATTTTTCTCCTTTATTTTCATTTAAGTTATACCCCTCATAATTTATAATAAAATCTATTTTTATTTTGGATTCTTTTTCTATTTTTTGTTTTAAATCATTTAAAATTATTTTCATAGAAGAATTATCCGAAAAAATAATTAAGTATATATTATTTTCTACTTTAATTAATCTCCCTCTTATGATACTTGTGTCTTTTTGAGCCATATCTACTAATTGAAAATATTCTTTATCTAAATGCCCTTTAGCTTCAGTAGAATATTCTAAAATACCTGTTCTTATTTGATACCACCAAATACCTACTAAATTATCTTTATCTTGAGCTTTATTAAAAGCATCCTTTAGCAATAATTCCATTAATTTTTCTCCTTTAATACTTCTAATACTTTGTTTACTCTTTCTTCAACTGTACCCGTTAACGTTATATACTTTATATCAAATACCCATAAGAGCCATCTAATTATTATATCATAATCTCTTTGATATTCTGGATGTTCTAACTGACCTTCTCTAAATTTTTCCTCTATTAATGGTTGTTGAAATTCTATAGGGATATAAAATACTAAATCAAATTTTTTATAATTATCTCCTACAATATTATATTGTTCATTAATAAAATCATCATCTTCAAAATTTTCAGGATTTACTTTATTAAAATATATTGTGTATGCCAAAACGTCAATTAAGTGCCTAGATGCAATATAATTAGGTGGATTTAATAAAGGAGCTTCATTAAGTGCAATTAACCATTTATTCATTATTTCTGTTTGGCCCAATTGGTTTGTTCCAAAATTTAACTTACTTACATCTTCATTTACTGCTTCTTTAGTTAAACTTTCTTTAAAAGTAAAATCTGGTAATTTTCCCTTTAAAGCATTTATAAGTGTTGATTTCCCCGTATTATGGGCCCCAGTTATTGCTACTTTCATTATTCCTCCTTAATTTTAACTAATTTAAAAATCTGACATTCCCCATCTTTTATATTTTCCCTTCAAAAATTTTATTTATTCTATTAATTAATACTTTTATACCGCCTATTTCTTCTATTATTTCATTTAATTCCAAATGACAAAGTAACCCTCTTATTTCATCTTCCCAAATTACTATTACTTGGTAACCTGCTTGTTTAAATAATTCTATTGCTTCTTGGTCATGTTTTCTAATTTCTTCTACTTTTAAATACCTAGAATAATAATTATTGGGGTATTTTCTAGGATTACAATGATAGTAATCTCCTTGAAATAGACAAACTATATTTAATTCCTCTGAATAAGCATCAGGATTCCTCCCTTGCACTATAAAAGAGCCATCTCCAGTATATTTAAATTTATTAGGATAGGAAATATTTAAGTATCTTAAGCATTTTTGTTCAAATTGATTAGGTGATAAAAAAATAGCTTTTAATCTATTTTTTATGTGTTGTTCAGATTGTTTTCCCCCTTTATGAATTTCTCCTATGGTTCTTATTTTAAAATTATTTTTTATTAACCTATTCTTAATAGTACCAATATCACACTCTATTATTTTAGCTATTTTGGACATAGAAAACAGATTTTTAGTATAATTTTCTTCTAAAAATTCTTTAGTTAATATTTTATCATACTCTTTAGAAGATCTTTCTTTTTTTCCTTTAAAATAATTTATTGAAATTTTACTCTTTTTTAATCTATATTTAATAGTTGTACCATCACACCCCACTTTTTTAGCTATTTGCTCCATAGATAATTGTTTGTTTATATGCTCTTCTATTAAAAATTCTTTTGTTAATATTTTATCCCATTTTTCCGTTTCCCAATAATGAATTAAAATACCAAAATTTAGCAACTTCTTTTTTATAGTAGCAATATGTAAATTTGTACTTTTAGATATTTGTTGTAAAGATTTTTGATTATCTATATGCTCTTTTGTTAAAAATTCTTTGGTTAAAAGAAAATTTATTTCTTTTCGAGTTTTATATTTTTTCATATTATATAAATTCTTTTGTATACCTAGGTCCAAATTCTTTATATTTTTTTTGTTTAAAAAATTTAATATTTAAAGCGTGTGTTTTTTGTAATATCTCTAAAATTTCAATATAAGGGGAGTAATCAAGATAACATAATATTTCTTCATATGCATTATTTTCAAAAAATTTTTTAACTAATTGATAAACACGAAAAATATCAGGACATCCTGTACTGTAAGTCATTACCACAGGATGTTCCCAAAAAACTTTAGGAATTATACCTATACTACTTATTACTATATGTTCATATTCTTCATTTAAATACTCAAGTATTTCTTCTTTTTCATACGAATAGGGTTTTGTTCCCCTACAAAAAAGAATTAATGCTTTCTTTTTGTTTGTTTTATATTTTAAAATTTCTTTATCTAAATTTAATATATAGCTACGATTATAAGATTGCCAATTAGTTATTGGAATTTTTTTACTTTCTACCAAAATTTCTTCATCAAAATTAACAGGTTTTGTTTGATCCACTTGATATAAAGCATCACTTAATAATGCAGATTGACTTGCTATAGTTTCAAGGAACAACCTTAATTGCATTCTATCTAATCTTTGACAATACTCTATTATATTTAATTCATCACAAAAAGTTCCATCTTTTTTTATACTACCTATTTCTATTTCTAAATATATAAAAAAAGGTACCCAATGAGATTTACAATTATATACTTTTATCTTTTCTCCTTGAAATGCTCTTCGAGCAAGAGAAACAAAAGCTATACCATTTTGAACAAATGGATACTTAGATAAATTTACTTCAATAAGTTTTTGTTTTTCAGATTGTTCCATTTGGGGGGCTTTATTTCTTAATTACTTTTTTAATAAAATCAATACATTGTTGAACTGTTTTTATTTTTTGTATCTCTTCATCTGAAATTTCTATATCAAATTCATATTCAAGTTCCATAACTAATTCCACTATATCTAAGGAATCAAAACCTAAATCCTCTCTAAAATTTTCTGTTAACTCATTTACTTTAACACCACTACTATTTTCTATTGACTGTTTTACTTTTGTTATTAAATCTTCCATCATTTTCTCCTTTTTATTTCTATATTTCTACTACTGCTTTTGCTATATTTTCATTTCTTTTTTACACTTATTGCAAATTATTAAATCTTTTCCCGAAGGTAAGGTTCCTGCATTATGACCTTCATTAGCATCACAATCACAATATTGAATTCTTTTTTTAGCTCCTTCTAATGCTTCATCTCTTTCGGTACATGTCCCACATTTAATAGGTCCTTCACAAGGCTTTTCTCCACCCTGATAACAACTCCATGTTTCTTTATCATAATCTATTCCTAATTCTAAACCTATTTCAAAAATATCTGTTTTTGTTAGTTCTGTATAAGGAGCATGTATTTTTATATTATTATAAGTTCCTAAAAAAGAAGCTAAATTTAAAGCTTGAATATATTCATATCTACAATCAGGATATTGACTTCTATCACCTTTATGATTAGCTATAGAAACACAATTATAATTTAAATTTTCAGCATAACCTATTGCTATTGAAAGCATTATCATGTTGCGGTTAGGAACCACAGTTATTTTCATTGAAGGATCTTCATAATGACCTAATGGAACTTGAATATTTTTATTAGTTAAAGCTGAATTAGAAATTAGAGGAATAATAATCCCTAAATCTATTATTTTATGCTCTACTCCTAATTTTTTACACATTTTACTTGCAAAATCTAATTCTTTAACATGCTTTTGTCCATAATTGAAAGATAATGCCTTTACTTCATGTCCTTGGTTTACTAAATCATGTAAAAGAGTTCCTGAATCACCACCACCTGATAGTATTATTATTGTTTTCATTCTTTACTCCTTATTTCAAAGCTGTTATCTTCCTTCATTGAAGGTTTAGAAGAAGCTTCTTTAATATTTATATCTAATACTTCTTTTTTATTAGCACAATCCCAACAAACATCTTTAAGCATACCAAAAATAACTAAATTAATTTCACTATTACAAAATTTACACTTCATAATACCTCTTTTACTTTTTTAACCAATCTTTATACTTTTCTTTTAGTTTTTTACTATTTAAAAAGTCACTATAAGAAAAATCCTCATCTAAATGTTGTTCTTTTAAGAACAACTTTACATCAACTGAATTATACTTATCATTAAAATTTTTTTCATTTAATACATTTCTTGATAAAAATGTTAACCTAGGTATAGCCACCCCCACCATCATACCAATTAATGTTATTGTTATTATTAACTCTATTAAAGTGAATCCTTTTTTATTTTGCATAAATTACTCCTTCTTACTAATTAATAAATTTAATATTGTATCTTTTTCTAATTTTTCAGGAGATAAATCAATATCATATTCTTCTTCTTTAGTTACTATTTCTGCTCCTGCTTTTTCTAATATATCATTTAAACTTATAGTATTAGTATAGAAATTGAATAAATATTCTCTTGCTTTTTCAGCTATTGGTGAACCATAAGAAGTTATTGAATTCCCCATTTGTGTTTCTGCATAATAAAATTTACATTCTTCAGGAGTAGCTACCAATAAACCTAATATTTTTTGTTTATTGTTTATTTTTGATTGTGCTATAGAAAGTATATTATTAGGATTAACCATATAATTATGATTTAATGTTTTTATTGTTTCTTTTCCCACAATTATTTTAAAAAGAACTTCTACTTTTTCTTGACAATTAAAATAATTTACAAAAAGTATGCCTGATATTTCTTTTTGTTTTTTTATATAAAATAATTCTGAAGCTCCATTAGAAGCATCTATCATATCTCCTGAAAACAAAATAGTGGCCCCTTCACTTCTATAACTCCCATCCCAACCTAATTTTCCACCATCTTGATCTATTAAAGATAAATCTAAATCAATCCTATTGTTACCTACATTATCCCAATGAATACCAAAAATCATATCTTTAGGTATAGAAATATACGTTCCTGAAGGAAAATTACCAGTAAATTGTTTTTCAGTTGCTGGTAAAGTATACTTTATATATTTAGGAATATATATTTTCTTGCCTTCTACATTTTTAACTATATCTTCAGTTATTGAACCTAAAACTATATTTAATATTTCTTCTACTTCATCCTGTCTATCAAATTTAAAATCGGTAGTCCAACTTTTACCATTTCTTATTCTATAAATTATTGAATTTACTTCTTCTGTTCTAAATTTTAAAGCGTAAGCTAAACGTATTTTTCTAAAAATATTTACTTCATTTAAAGAAGTATTTAATTTTTTAATATCTAAAGCTCCATAACCATGTTTGATTCTACCAGTTACTTCATTAAGATAATCTTCTTTCATGGGCTTATGATACTTTTCAGCCAATTTTCTTATTCTATTTATTTTTGAATTTAACCCAGAATTTGTTTTAAAAGCTAAAAATAAAGGTTTAAATCTATAAAAAATCTCGGCCAATTTTTCAAGACCATATTTGACTTCATACTTATTTATTAAATTAAGAATACCTAAATTATCCTTAGTTTTAATTTCATTTATAGTGATTTTATCTTTTATTAAAAGCGTCCTATTAGTAGATTTATAAATCATATATCTCAAAAATTCAATAGGATCTTTTGGTAATATATCTAAATAATCGTAAAAAGCTATTCTTACTTCTTTATTATTGATATTATTTATTTCATCTTCTTTTAAACCTACAAAGGTTATAACATCTATTACATCATTCTTAGTATCTTCTGCTAAAGCTATACCCGAAGATAATAAATTAAGCAATTTTACTTTTAACTCTTCTTTAGTATATCCTTTAATGACCATTAATGGTATTTTTTCTACATTTATTTTAGGTACATTTAATTTTTCTGTAGGGATATAAACTAAATCTTTATCATAAACTCCCATTTCTTCAAAACCATAAGTAGTAATATAGTGGAGTATTTGATCTAAAACCAATTCCTCTATACTTGCTTCTTTAATTTTTTTCCAAGATTTATGAAAAGCATTATTTAATTGTTCACCAGTCAAACCTATTTCTTTTATTAAATTAATAAGTTCATTTTCAGAATAATTATAAACTACTTCAGGAGAAAAAATAAAACCTTTTTTAATAGTTGCATCCAATAACTCTTTAGAACTTCTTTCCTTCTTTTTCTCTTTTATTGGAAGTGCATTAAATAACTTAAGTACTGATTTCATTTGTTTCTCCTTTTTAGTTAAAGACGGGAAGTAATTCTGAAGCCCCCGAAGGGGCTATACCATTTTAATAGGAACTTCCTATGTCTTAAATATTTAAGAGCGGTAAGTAAATCTTAACAGGATTTTTATAGGAACTTACTCTGCTCTAATTATAACTGGGCTGGAAGTATTTTTCTTCAATAGAATTTTGTTAGGAACTTCCTTTGCCCATAAATATTACTTTACTGAATACTTTGTTACCCCTTCTACTACATTTTTTGTTACTATTTTGCCTGATTTAGGTAAAAGATATGCTAACTGCATTTTTACTGTACCCACTGAAGCACCTGATATTGTCGAAAGTTCATCTACAGTATATTCCTTACCTGTAGCTAAAGTTTCCAACAATATTTGAACTTTTCCCTTTACTTGTGTTTTTACTGATTCTCCTGTTACTCCCATTTTGTTCCTCCTTTTTAAGTTACTATTTTTACTTCATTGTTGTTATATACCTTATTTATTTAATAACTTTACTAACGATTTAATTAATTTTTCTGATTTTACTAATTCTTGTTTTAATGTTCTATTTTCTATATACAAATTTTCTATTATTGAAAAAGGTATAATTTTAGCTAATAGAATTACTAAAATTAAAATCAAGATTATTTTTCTCATGTTAATTATCTATTTCTTGTTCTTTATCAAAATAACCCATAACTCCTGCTATTGTAGGAGAAAAAATTCTAAAAATAAAATAAGTTATTATACTAATTAGTATTAAAAATAATACCCTTTTAAAACTCATTTACCTTCTCCACAAATTACTTTACTTTTGTAAATATACCAATTAGTAATTCCTTGTTCTATACAACAAAGTAATAATTCATTTATTTTTACTTCTTCTTTTAATGCTAAATCTAATAACTCATACATAAATACTGTCATTTAATCTCCTTTAATGACTGCTAAAGGTTCTAATTCTACTAATATTTCTACTAAATCTTTTTGATTTTCCATCACTTCATCTATATTTTTATAAGCGCCTGCCGCCTCATCTAAATTATTTTTATTTCTTATTCCATGAATTATTCCTTTTTCATCCATTTTTCTTATTTCATCTTCTAAATTTAAAGTTGCTTGTGCCTTAGTTCTACTCATTAATCTACCAGCACCATGAGAACAACTTTCAAAACTATCTTTATTTCCTTTACCTTTAACGATATATGATTTTGTGCCTTGACTACCAGGTATTATTCCCCTAGTTTCTTCTCTTGCTAAAGTAGCCCCCTTACGATGAATAATTACATTTTTACCAAAATGATTTTCCCAAGTAGCATAGTTATGCGCTATGTTTATTAATTTTTCTTCCCATATAGTTTTACAACCCAAAAGTTGTTTTTCTCGTGTTTCTTTTATAAAAGGGCATATTCCCATCATATCAAAAGTATCTATGATTCTTTCCATCATTAATTTTCTATTAGCTAAAGCAAAATCTACACAATATTGCATTTCGGTCATATAATCTTTTGCTTCCTGAGTTTCAATAGGTAAAAATGCTAATTCCCATTCTTTAGGTACTTGACTAAACCACTTTTGATTCATTTTTATAGCTAAATCATTATAATGTTTTGCTACTTTATAACCTAAATTTCTACTACCCGAATGTATCATAACCCAAACAAAATTATCTTTATCTTTTTGAATTTCTATAAAATGATTACCACCACCTAAAGTTCCTATTTGAGTTAAAGCAGATTCGTATTGTTGCCAAACTATAGGATAAACAAAAGATTCTTCTCCTTTAGGAGTATTACCAAAATTAGGCATTAAACTTTCATCTTGTTTTTCTTTATGGTGTTCTTTTCCTACCGGAATAATTTCTCTAATTCTGCCCATTACCTTTTTTAAAGTTTCTTTATCTAATTGTTCTACTTTCAAAGAAGTTTGAATGGTACACATTCCACACCCAATATCTACTCCCACGGCATTAGGTATGGCCACTCCTTCAGTAGCTAATACACCACCAATAGGCATACCATAACCACAATGCCCATCTGGCATTTCAGCTATATGATGAAAAGCAAAAGGTAAATTAGATAAATTCAATAATTGGTTCATTGCACTTTCTTCAATAGTATCCAACCACATTTTTATTGGAATTTTTTGTTTATCTTTATCAAATATTACTTTTAGCATATTTCCTTTATATAATACAAATTACTCTTTTATCTTCTGGAATCATATTTATTATTTCCTCTAAACTTGGTGCAGGAGTGCCTTCTAATAACTCTCTTACTAAACCCTCGTAATTCAATCCAAATTCATGGGTATATACAGGACGTTTCAATACTTTTTCTATAGCCTCATGAAATACTTCAAAAGGCATACACAATTTTTTAGTTAATAACTGGAATTTTGCTCTTTCAAAATAAGATAAATTTTCCCAAAACTTACTTTCATATAATTTAATTGCTTGTTCTTTAGTTATTTCTTTAATCATTTATTCCTCCTTTATATTTTTAATTACATATAAAGTATGACATATATTTATATTTGTGCACGTTGTGGATTATTTAAATACTCCCCTAATAACATTCCTGATATTCCACTTTGAATTATTCCTCTAGTATAACCAGAAGCATCTCCTATAACAAATAAATTAGGATAAATTTCAAATGGTTTTGGCATTTCTATTAAACTATTTGTTAATTTCACCTCTGGCGCAATAATATGCCCATCCAATCTATAGCATTTACATAACTCTCTTATGAATTCTCTTAATTCCTCACATATTTCTTGAGGATAGTATTTCCATAAATTATCAAATCGCCATAAATGATCTTCTAAAGTAGTATCATGATATAAATCTGTTGAAGCTTTTTTTAATAAAAAATCATTTATATTTTGCATTAATAATTTTTCTGTTCCATTATTTACTTTCTGTACTAACTTTATTTGTTCTTCTCTATTTAAATTTAAATCTAATTCTCCCATAATACCAAAATTTAAAAAACCATTGTTTCCTTCTACTGCTGAACCATTTGCTGATATAAATTCTAGATCCCCTTTTTCTGTCCAACTTTGTTCAGGTACCACATAAGCTTCCTTTTGACATACGCAAAATGTTCTCCAGCGTCCTAATTTTGTTTCCATTACTAATTTAAAATCATAGAATCTTTCTACAAGTTCTTTTAAGAATTTATTGGGGCATTCTACTCTAACACCTATTTGTACTCTATTATTTTTCGTTTTTAAATTTAGTTGTTTTACTAATTTTTCTACCAAATTTGATCTTTTTCCCACCCCAACTATTACATTATTAGTATAGTACATACTTTTATCAGTAATTACTAAAAAATTAAATTTTTCACCATCCCTCTTTCCATCTATAGGTATTATATCTTCAACCTCTTCTTCAAAATGAATTTCATTATATTCACTTAAATATTCCTCTATATTTTGAAATATTTCTTTACTTCGATCACTACCTATATGGCATACTTTACTTTTAAGAAGTTTTAATTTTTCTGACTTTATTTCATAATTATCTTCAGGTAACCATTTAAAAATAATATCATATAGTCTTCCTCTTATATTAAAACTATTATAATAACCTAAAATATCATCTGCTAATTCATAAAATTTTTCATCACTTATATTTGTTATATCTTGTATATTTCCCCCCACCAAAGGATTAGCTACTAATTTTGAATCACTAAATGCCCCAGCACCCCCTGAACCATATAGGACTTCTTTTTCATCTCTATTCTTTAAACTTTTTCCTTTTTCAAGTATTAAAATATTTTCTTGGGGGTGTGTAAGTAAAGAAAATATTACTGAAGGACCAAATCCAATATAAATTGTATTATATATTTTATTTTTCATTTTTATAATGTTTAACTATTGATAATATCTCTTTTTCTGTAGGTTTTCTAGGTGATTTATGACTATCTAATATCCACAAAGCATCCGTACCACCCCTATTTTTATACCAAGTTATCCATAATGCTAAACCCTCTACTTCTTCTATATCATCTATATTTATTGTAGCATACTTTTGATCTTCACAATAAGTATAATTTATTCCTAAAGGTAATTTTGTTTGTTCTTCATAACAAAGATCTCTTATTAAATTTATTGTTCCACAATTCCAATTATGTTCAGAATTTTTAAAATAACAAACTATAGGAGACATAAAACTATTTTTATTTATTTTATGCATTTCATCTCCATCTTCATTTGTTACTAAAGGATATTTTTTATAAAATTTTTGGCATAATTTACATTTCATACTTTTAGTTGTAATTTAAATTTTGGATTAAATAATTAATAAAAATTTCTGATTTAGTTATTATTACCCCTAATTTTTGAATACAAAAATCTTGAAAATCTAAAGGTTTAGGATATTTATCTGTTTTTCCATATTCCATAATTTAATCCTTCAAAATAAATTATTAAACATAATAAATAATCACTTGTAACTAATTCTTTGTCTTTTATTTCTCTTACTTCATTTTCTATTTCTTTTAAGCTCTTCATAAATTTAGCGTGGGGTTTGGCTCGCCTGCTACTCTGAAATATGGCCACTCTACTCATTTCGCTCCTAGGAATGTATTTGCTCCTACATTCTCTTGTGTCCTGCCTTAGATACCCCGTTTCTAACTCTATTTCTCAACGCCGAAGTGGGCGCTTTAAATTAATGCAGGGACAGGAATCGAACCTGTGAATACCACCTTATGAGAGTGGTGAGTTACCACTACTCTACCCTGCAAATTTTACTAATATTGTATAGCTAACTCTTTTTCTATTTTATCAAAAACTATTCTTCCTCTTTTTACTTCTTTTTTATTAAAATAATAAATATAATCCCCTCTTTTTGCTTTTCCTTCAGTAATAGCTAAAAATACTTCATCTAAGTCATTATACACACTTACATTTTGCATATTTAACCCCCTTTATATGTTTTTATTTACATATAAAGTATGACATATATTTAAATATTTGCACGCTGAGGTCCACTTATAAATTTCCCCTCTATATTATTTATTTCTTTTATTTTATTTAAAGCTTCTTGCATACTATAAAAAAGATGATCATAAGAACCATTCAAAAACAAAAAATTATCACTTAATTTTTCACCCATAGTAAAAGCTATTATTCTTTTTTCTTTACTCAAACCTATACCCAATTCTATTAAAGTACCCGTCCCCACCCATTTCTTTTTTTCTTTTGTTAAAAAATCTAAATTAACAAGTATAGTATCACATAAATCTATCATATTAAAATCTAAATTTACTATTTGAGAGGAAGTTAACTTTGTTTTTTCTAATCCAGGAACTAAAGAACATACTCCTATACCTGATAAAAAATCATATACTTCTGTTCTCCAATTTTGAGCTTCTTCTCTAGTTATGCCATCTATACTACCTGCTATATAAACTAAGCGACAATTTCTATTTTCTAATCTAGGTTTTTTAGACATTATTTCTCCTTATTAATTAACTTTCTAATATTTTATTTATTTCACTAAAAAATTGATAATCAGTAAGAATAGGATTCACTATTTGCAATATATTTTCAATCAAATATTCTAAAGCTAAAACATTATCCTTTGTTTCTCCTTCCATTTCTTTCCATTCTTCTATAAAATCTACCGTAAATTGAGTATATTTTTCAGCTATTGGATCTACTGATTGCAAATAATTTTTTATTGTTTCTATTTTCATATAATTATTTAATTTGCCCATAATTATTCTCCTTTTGATTAAATTAATCCTTTATAAGAAGGTTTCCACTTTAATTCCATTTTTGTTCTTTCCATATAACAAGTGGCATAGTGGTCATGTATTGATTCGTGATTTTCAACTTTTACCCTAAACCAAATTATCCCTTTTAAATCCATAACTTTAGTAGAAACTAATCTTGCTATATCTTCTGTAAAACGGGGGTTTGAATAAGCTACTTCAGTTACAAATTTTTCATCTGGTCTTTTCAATAAGGGATAAATTATTGAACTTCCACTACTTTCACATACTTCTATTAAATCTTCTAACCAAATTGAATCTGGAGAACACCTTACTTGTAAAGTGATTATTCCTTTTTGGTTATGTGCCCCTTTACCTATTCCCTTTTTTTTATCTACTAAAGATAATTCTTTTGAACAAGGACATAAACTAGTGATAGGAACACTTACTTCTTGAAAAAATTTATATTTATTTTTAAAAATACCTACAAATTTACATTTGTACGCTCTTACCATTTTTAATTTCGTTATCGGAGATAACCTATTAAGATAATACTTGAATTCCGAGGAAACATAAGCGTCTGTAGAACCTATATTTTCTTTTAATTCTTTAACTAATTTTTCTAAATTAGGTCCAGACAATGGAATATCAGTCCATGTCATTAATGTCTGAACAAATCTGGACATATCCACCCCTTTTTTTTCTTTAATAAGAGAACCAAACATATTAAATATTGAATCTACAATTACTTCACCCCCTACTTTTTTTCTTAAAGTTAAAGGAAAATCTACCCCACTTACACCTACCCTATCTATAGCTAATAAATATTCTGGTGCCCTTTTTTGAACATCTGGTAATTCTTTATTCATTACTATTCTCCTTTATAATTTTCTTTAGCATTATTTTTTGGATTTCCATCTTTATAACCTACTTTTTTCCAAAAATCTTGATAATATTTTATTTGCTCTTCTAATTTAATATCTTTTTTATTTAAATGCCTGTGAAAAGAAGTTATGATAATACTACTCATATCATCAGGATGGTAAATACCTAAATTATTAAAATATTTAACTAATTTATTTTCACCCTTCCATAAACCCCAGTTATTTCTCAAATACATTCCTAAACTAAAATAATATCCATTAATAATAGGTTCATCTTTTTCTTCCTTTATAGAAGAAAATGCACACAAATCTTTATTACTATTTTGTTTTATTAATTTTTTAAAACAACCTTCTAAAGTTTGGGGTATATTCATTATTTACCTCCTCGCATACTACCTCTTATTTCTAATAAATCTAAATTACCTCTTAATCCATATAAAGCAGTATTATATTTATTAAATTTAATACATTTTTCACACTCTTTATCTCTATTAGCACATTCAAATTTCATACAACACTTCATTCTCCAATTTCCTCTTGACTTTATTCCCATTCTCCTTCTCCTTCATTTACGTTATATACCTATTCCCAAGGAAAATTCACCCACACCCCATTTTTTATTCCATTAAAATAATAATCTGGTTTAATTATTGAATGTGATTTATATACAAGAGAAAGAGTAACTACTTTTTTATTCCATACTTCTAAAATATTTTTTATTGACTGCATTGTTTCACCACTATCAACAATATCATCTACTAATAATACTGGGTCTTTTGTACTCCAAGGATTAAAATCTTGTATTACCAAACTTTCTTTCTTTTTATCTTTATAACTATTAGCCATTACTATTTTGAGAGGTAAATCAAAAATATTACTTAATTTAATAGCTAATAGAAGCCCTCCTTTACCTACTCCTAATATTGTTTTAAATTTACTCCAAGTAAGAAAATCTGTTGAAGCTGTTTTTCTGATTGCTTCTATATCCTTATCAAAATCTAACCAAGTATAATTGTATTCTTTAATTTTTATTCCACTTTTAGTCATATTATCCCTTTCTTCCATATTCTTGTTGTTCTTGAGCAGTACATTCAATAAACTTGTTAAAATTTCTATAAAATTTAAAATAAATACTTTTTCTAAAACCACTCATTTTATTTTTACTTACTTGTACTCTTACCACCGGATTAGCTTCTCCTTTATCATCATAAAAATAAAGTTCAGAGCTATTTGCCACTTCAAAATCAGAGGATAAAAGTAAAGTTAAATCAGAACGATATTGTAATGAACTAGAACCTTTTATTCCTGATTCCTTCATAGTAGAATCAGTTACCCCTTTTGTTCCTTCAACAGTACATATTACAGGAATATCATATAAACCAGCCATATGTTTAAAAAAACCTGCTAATAACACTTCTTGCTCCGTTCTTTCTATATTTTTCTTACCTAAAGTGACCATATTTAAAAAATCCACAAATAATATTAATTTTTTATCTTTAGCTATTATTTTATATACTTTTATTATTTTTTCTATATAGTTAATATCATACCCATCTGTTGAATCTTTTATACCTAATCTACTAGCATATCCTTTCAATTTTTCTATTGCTTCATTTCTTTTATTTTTTAAAACTAATTTTTCTACTTCTTCTAATGTTTCATTTCTATCTATTCTATATATAGGGTTAGAAATAGTATTAATAGCTATAGTACTTAAATTAGCTACAAATCTAGGAATAGTTGTATATATCGCTGGGTCATCAATAGAAAAATATAAAATATGATTAGTAGGATCTTCTAACATGTTTATTCCCATACTTTGAATAAAGGCAGATTTACCACAATTCCATTTACCTGCAACAAGTATAAGTCCTGTAGATACACCATCTACTGCATTATCAAAAATAGGAAATCCAGTAGAAATTCCCTTTAGTCTACCACTTCTTAGTGCTCTTTCTTCAAAAGCTTCAATTGATTTGATTAAAGATGTTTCCTCTTTTAATACTTCTCCTACACCTACTTCAGTTATTAATCCCTGTGTTTTTTCATGTTTTTCTATTTCTTCTACTAATATTGTTTTAGATACACCTGTTTCTTGAGTGAATAATTTTAACATTTTCTCTCTTATTATAGCATCTTTACTACTTATAACTATTTCAAAAAGAGATTTTTTTAACTTCTCTTGTTCTTCTTCAATTGTTATTTTGTAACGATTTAATTGAAATTTAAAATTACTTACTTCAGAAATATTTTTAAAAAAATCTATACCCAATTCATTAACTACTTCATCTGGATCTTTATTATCAGGTAATAATTTGACTAATACTTTTATATCTGATTTATTTTGAGTTAATTCTAATGCCTTATAAGTAGCATTTCTCCCTGCTTCATCTCCATCAAAACATAAAATTATTCTATCTATACCATGTTTAATTAAACTATTATACATTTCCTCTGTAAAAGCTGTTCCTAAAGAAGATACCACATTTTTTATTCCATTGTTATATAAAGTAAAAACACTACTTGCCCCTTCTACTACATATACTGTTTTATAAGTTTTTGTTAAATTAAATATTACCCCTGTCTTTTCAGCTGTTTTTAAAAAATATTTTATATATTTAGAACGAATATCACTATCTAAAACAGCCCTATTAACTATTCCTAATATATAACCATACCTATGACGAATAGGATAAATTAAACGATTAACTATCTTATCTGTAAATATATCTGAATTAGATATATCAATTGCTAAATACTTTGCTAATTCAGGGTATTTTATAAAAGAATCAGCTATAAATTTTCTTACATTCTGTTGATTAGGAAGATATCCTAAAGTAAAATGTTCTATTAAATTTTCCCACTTACGTTGTTGAATATATTTAGTTACTTCTATAGGATGATTTTTAACTAAATAAGTATGCGCATTTTTAACTATATTTTGAAGAAAAGTTTGCACATTATTAAATTCCACTTCCTCAAGTTTAAGAGGTTCTAATTGGTATTTAATCCCATAACGATCAGCTAATTCTTTAACTGTTTCAAACCATCCACTACCATTAATATCTTTATTTTCTAATAAAGAATATGCCGTAAAGGTGTCTCCACTTTTTCCACATGAGAAACAATGAAAAAATTGTTGGTCAGAATCAGGAAGAAAACCACATGAAGGATTGACATCTAAATGTTCCTTTTTATTAGGGCAACTAAAAAGACTTCCCCTGAATTGAGTCCCATTTTCTTCTAAATATCTTCTGAGTAAAGGTTTTAATTGTAATATTACTTCTTCTATATTTTTTATACGTTGCATTTTTAAAGAGTATTATAACTAGTTATTAATATTATTTTGGTATTCATTCGATATGCTACTTTCTTAGGTAGGAAAATAATTTCTATTTTTTCACTTTTATTAAATTAGAATCATCAACAAATACTTTAGGAAAAGTATAACCACAACTTACACAACAACTTTTACCTTGATTGTTTATAGCACAATTACTAAATGCCTGCTTTTTATTACAAATAGGGCATTCAAAATCTATTAATAAGTATATTTCTCCTCTACGCATTTATTATGTTATCCAAATATTTTATCTATTATACTTACTAAATAAGGAGCTGTCACTTTAAATTCTGGATTTTCTGTTTGTTTTTGTTTGCACCAATCTACTACTTGATAGAAATAAGCACAATCTACCCCTACTAATTGATCTTCTAATACTTCTATATTTGTTAAATCTAATTCACTCACTTGAAACAACATTTTTAAATATTGACCTGCATTTATTCGCCAACCCCTTTCTATAAATTTTCTTGTTCTAATTACTGAACAAACTGGGTATAAAGAACCAACATAGTATAATCTTTTTGCTAAAATACTTTCTAAAGCAGATTGATTTAAAACTAAAGTAGCATCCTTAGAATTCCACCAATTTGTACAGTGTATAAAGTCATAATTTTTATGTATTTCCTCAGCAGGTCCATAAAAACGAATAACTAATTGTATCTGATTAGATAAAGTTATTGCATTACTTGACATAAATACTACTCTGTATTTTTCTTTCTTTTCATCCTCTAAAGCTTTCATATTCAAATCATCCGCTTCTTCTACTTTTTTAATTATTTTATCTACATAATCTTGTCCTACTTCATTTGGTTGTCCTTCAAAATATTGATAATCATTGCTATCTGCTTCACCTACAATTCCTGCTGAAGGGACTACTATTCTTATTCTTTTCTTTAAATTAGGTGATTCTCCAGTAACAACTAATTCCACTTTAGGCTCTTTCAATTTGGTAGTTGTTAAATAAGTTTTATCTGGATGCTCTTTATTAAATTTTTTAACAAAATAATTTGCTACTTTAAAACAAGTTTCTTCATCAGTAAAATAATAATCAAAATCTTTAACTTTTTCATTTAAAAGTAAAGAAACAATAGCACCACCAGTAATTATAGAATTTTTATCTATTAATTTTCTGGTTTCTTCATCATCAATAGACTTTAAAAAATCATCATGCTTTTGTTTTAATATTTTACTTACCATTCTTTTATCCATTGTTTCTCCTTCTTTAGCTCTCGTTATATACCGCTTAATCCATTACAGAAGTTTTTATTTTAATACTATCTCTAGATTTTTTAAAATGTAATTTGTTTCTTTTAATCCAATTTTTACAAGTACTATTTGGATAAGTATATATTTGAGCATAAGGATTAGGACCATTAATTAAACATAAACAAGCACAAGCTTTTGAATCTTGCAATTTCATATATGTTTTCCAATAGTCACAAGTTTTACATAAGTGATGCTTATTTTTACAGCCAAACATATCATTAAATACTTCTTCCATAGCCAAATTTTTTCTAAATTTAAATTGCATTTAAATATCCTTATCTGTTATTTGTTCTTGTTTATCCCCATAAAAGTGCATTCTACAAACAGATACATTGTTTTCCGCTGAAATTACATAAGCTTCAAATATATTTCTAACTGTTCTTAAAGGGGAAATATATCCTTCTGCTTCTATTTTAGATGCTCCATCTGCAAAAGTTATTTTTTCCTGCCCACACTCAAATTTTATTTCCATATAGCGAGCATCTTTTTCATTAATACAAGCTGCTTCTAATTTTTTAAACTTTTTTCTTAAATAATTTCCCCAACCCACCGATTGGCGAGCCCATGTTTTTAACATATCAGTTGTAGGATTATCTGTTTCCCTTAAAAGTTTATCTAATTTATCCAATTCTGTTCTTGCTTCTTTTGTTTCTTCAAGTAATGCTTCTAATTTTTGTTTACTTTCTTCTGGATATTTTTTTATTTCTGCCATTATTTCTCCTTTTTATTGAGTTAATTTTTTTATTGTTTCTTCATAAGAGTATTCTGATTCTATTATATCATCATCCTCTTCAGTACCAATTAAAGTTATATATACTTTTTTATCATAACTTTCAACCATAAGAACTTGCTCTGGATTAATACTAATTCCTGCAGCTATTTCCACTAATTTTAGCATTTGTTCCTCCTTTTTTTAATATTTTTAGCACTTATCATACCCTACGCCTCTTTCCCCATACACCCACGTGAAGACGTCCACTATAGAATAAACTATGTTCAATGGCATAATTCCACACTGTCTGTTGAATTATTTTGTCTTTTCTAAAATTATACGTAGATAAAGGCATAACCATAGTAGCATAAGATAACAGTTTTTCATTTAACTTAAAGCCATCAGTTACTATTTTAATATCTACAAATTTATTATTTTTAACACAATATTCTTTTTCTTTATATTCTTTTATTAATTCATAAATTCTTTTTGCTATTTTTTCATCTTTGGGGCTAAAACAAACATAATTAAAATATTCAAAAAATTCTTTTAATTGTTCATAAGTTTTAACCAAATCTGCATTACTTTCCAAATGAATCCTAGTACCTAAAGCATAAGGAAAATATTTATTTAAAAATTTCTTAAGATTTTCCCATTGAAGAATTGGCTCCCCGCCAGTAAATACTAAAGTGGGAGCTAAATTATTTTTAATTATACCATAGAGTTGTTCAAAACGCATATTTTTTCCATCTTTATGATAAACAGTATCACATACCCCTTGCCCCCCAAAAATACACTTACGAGTGCACCCTGATAATCTTACAAAAGTGGCGGGTGTTCCTTGATAACGCCCCTCCCCTTGTATACTTTTAAATATTTCAGATGTTTTTAATGTATTATTCATATTATTTAGGAAATTTTTTATCTTCCCATCCATTAATCCAACTTATTCCATATTCTATTATTGGACATTCAGATTGTAATATTTCTTCTTCCATTCTAAATGCTTTATCTAATACTTCTTCTCTTGTCTTAAATACTTTACTTTCACCAAAATAATCTTTTAATACTTTAGGATTTATTTCACTTCTTTCTTCATAATCAATTTTAGTACCACAATATTTACAAATTTCTATATCAAATCCCTCTTTATTTTTATCCTCTTTAATTTCTTGGTTAATACAACAAAATTTAGGCCACCAATATAAATTTTCTATTGCTTGGGCTTCTATAACTCTAAATTCATCTTTAGTTTGCAAAATATAAATTCCATTGTCCGCACTCATATTTAACTCCCTGAAAATACTAAAACTTTTTCTCCTTCATCTTCTCCTATATATATTGAACCCCTACAAAATTTCCCAGTACTCACTGACTTTTTACACCATCCACATAATAAAGGTAACTGGTTTCCCTCCCGCAAGGTACTCCCAGCCCTTTATTTATTAATTATATTAAATCTTCAGTATAAAATCGATCAGCTACTTTTTCTAAAGAATATTGCCTAAAACGAAGATCTTTTGGATTGTCCGTAACCACATCATGAGAAATATAATAAGTAACAAGATTATATAATCCCCATATACTTTGATCCTTTCCTCCATCATATTTCTCTAAAATTACTTCACTAGCCGATTTACTTAAATTGCTACTAATAAATTCCCCTACTTTAATTCTACTAGGAATTACTTTTGCCCACCCCTCCCAAATTTGAGCTGTATTGCATATTGGAGCTATTCTTTCTGTTAACTCATGATTTATTCTTTCTAAACCAAAATCCTTTAAACTGCTAAAAGCGAAAGAAGCTACTTCTCTGGGAAGAGTCATACCATTAATGCAAGACAATCTCAAAGCAAATGCTCTGAATTTACTTCCTCCCCAACGGGAATCAAAACTATTTATTGCTTCAATACCAAAACTAACCAAATCATTTACTTCTTTACTTGTTGAAATTAACTTATTATTCTTTTCACCAAAACCATATTTAAAAATTGTTACCCCTTTATTTTTGCAAACAGTAACACTCTTTAAAGATAAATCAAAAGTAGAACCTACTGCTTGCATTACATCAAACAAAGTTTTGTTTTGTACTACTTTGTAATAAGGACTTACCACCCCCAATATATCACCAGAATAAATATCAATAGTTGCTTTTTTTGTTTGAAGTATTCTACCAAACGAATCCACCGTCTTAAGATCAGTCAAACCTACTTCATAATTCCATTCTGATTCATTTGTTATTACTCCCTTTGTTTGTTCTACCATTTGTTCCTCCCTAGTTACTTTGATTATTTATTCCAATTTCTACACTAAAAGTATAACATATATAAAAATTATTGCACGTAATGGAAATTTATCTTTCAATAACGTTATATACCTTAATAAATTAAACCTCCAAAATCATGTACTGGTATTTTTCTTATTTGAATATTTTCTCTACCATATTTTTCTTCAAATTTTTTTAAAGTTATGCTTTCGTTATATTCATCTGTTTTAAATTCTTTTGTTTTTCCATCAGGAAGTAATATTATTATTTTAAATATCTGCTCCTTAGAAGAAAAATCCATTAGAAATCTCCTTTTTTAACACCTAAAAATTCATTTAATACTTTTTTAAAATGGTGTAAATTATTTATACTTCTAAAAGTTGAAAAAACCATAGAATCTTCACAATTTCCTTCATTATCTTCCATACTATTTATTCTGTGTAAAGTTTCATTAAAATAAGAAGGAGTTACTAAAGTATGCAACCTATGCATATAATAATTTCTTTTTGCTTGAATATGGCTCATACACCACCAAGTATAATGGGTTACAAAAGTTGCCCCTCTAGTATTGTCATAAGTATTAATGCATTTTACCAAAACAAAACTACGACAATCTTCTTCTAAATCTTCCAAAACAACTGAAGGCCATTTAAGCAAACCATAATAAGCTATTACACCATATACTAATTTTTTCGTTGGTTTGTGAATTTTTTTAAATATTTTTTGATCGTGGGATTTTTGATATTCTAATACCAAAGGGGTTAATATATCGCAGGTTAATGGCATTTTTTCTCCTAAATTAAATTATTTAACTAATAACCTTTGTCCAATTTACATTCCTCCTTTTTAGTTTGTATTACATAACTTCTTAAACGAGGACATCCCTTCTCTATGCATTTATTTACTTTTCTCTCTCCTAAATATCTACATTTGTGTTTATTATTTTTGTCTTTCCAAAAAGTACATCTATATTTTATCATTATTTATCTTCTCTTAATCTTAAAAATATTGGAAAACGTAAACTTCCATCAGGAGTAATTTCCCAATACTTTACTTCAATTATTTTTCCTAACATTTCTTCTCTTTCTTGCCAATATTTTTCTCTTAATTTATCACTATAACCGCCACCAACGCCAATAATTACTCCTTTATAATTACATAAAAATTTACCCAATCTCCCTTTATTTCTTCCCTCTCCCTCTTCATGGCCCACTATTTCTAAATCCTCACTATAAAATGGTTTCCACTTAAGCCAATATTTCGAACGTTTAAAAGGATATACCGAATTTGCTTCTTTTAATACTGCCCCTTCAAAACCTAATTCTAGAAATTTAGTATATGCTTCCTTTGCTTCCTTTATATTATTTACTTTAATACCATCAACTATTTTAACATGGTCACTATCCTTAAAAATTTCATGTAATCTTTTTTTACGCTCTAAATAAGTTAAAATACAATTTTGATTTAACCATTCTTCCTCAATTAGCATATCAAAAATATAATACCTTGCTTTATTTATATCTTTTCCTATAGTATTCTTTTCAGAACGAACTATACTAACTGTATCCCACCAATTTCCCGCATATACTTCACCATCTAATATTTTACTTTTTAAATTTTTTAATTCTTCTGCTATGTAATCAAAATTATACAATTCTCTACCATTTCTTGATTTAAAAGAACTAAAAGATTTATAATCTATAAAACTTACTGCTCTTAAACCATCAAATTTAGGTTCCAAATACCAAACACCCGGGGGTAATTCTCCTTCATAATCTTCTGGTTTAAAAGTTTCACATAACCCCACTTTAAAAGTAGGTATTAAATTAGACCATATTTTATTTATTGTAGTATCTACACCACAAGTGATATTTTTTTTAAAAGTTGCAGATAACCATTTTATTACTAAATCATCATTACAACTTAAACACGCTTCTATATATTTTTTTGCTTCATTTCCCACTATTTCACCCTCTATTAACATTTTTCTTAATCTTTTTAAACTATCTAATTTAGGTATTTCTAATGTATGGTTAACTACTTCAAAATCTTTTACCCCATATATAAAGTAGGGATTAAATGAAGTCTCAAAAAGAAATTCCAATTCTGCATTATCTTTATTTTCTTGAAGAATTTTTTCTTTATCCAAACGTCCTGATGTTTTACTCAATAATTCTAATATTGCACATGCTTTTTGCATTTGTTTCTCCTAACTTTTTATTGAATATTTATCACCATTTTTAATTATATTTATATCTTTTTGTCTTAAATGCCCATTAATTTGCATTTTAACAGTATTTATAGAACAATTAACTTTTATGGCAAGTTCCTCCATTGTATACTCACCTGTTTTTAACAATTCAAACATAGTAAAAACGGCACCACTTTTAGGTATATTCATTACCCAAGGTTTAACAACCTTAGTAGATAATTCTGGGGAGTCTTTTACTTCTACTCCTACCTTTGCTTTAAGGATTTGACTAGGTTTGGCTACCTGTTCAGTTTTATCTACCAAGGTATGCTGCCCATCAGGCATAGTAGCTATGGGCGTCGCTTTATTATTGTTGCACCCCCCAATATCCTCAGCCATTTTCGGTTTGAGCTCCTCACCACTAACAGTAGGTGACACTGTTGTTTTCACTGATAAATCTTCAATTTTATACTCCATTATTTGAGTATTTTCTCTATATCTACTAATTACACTATATCCTTGTTTTTTTATTTGGGTAGGTACCACCCCTTTAACAGTAACTAAATTAGCTTTAAATTTATTAGCTAATTCTTCATGTGTATAAAATTTTTCTTGAAGTGAAATAGTACAAAATTCTATTAAAGTAGGCTTATATTTAGGGTCTTGAAGTTGGGCTAATCTTTCCTTTAATTCTTGTTTTTTTAACTCTCTCATTTCTCCATCATTCAAAAGAATAGGTTGCTCTTCTTTAGGCGAATTTTTATTATACTTATATACTCCTTTATCAGTATAAAGTATTTTTATACCCCTTATTAATTTAAGATTACAAAAATTATTATTACTGCATCTAAATAAATCTAATCCCCTGTAATTGCCTATATGATCATGTATTTCCCCCACTCTTCCACATACATAACATACTCTTTTAGTTAATTTTCCTAATACTAACCCTTTAGTATCTCTATAAATACAAACTTCTCTATAACACCTATATAAACCTTGACCTACATATTCATATCCTTCGTTTTGGCATATATAACAAGTATGCTTAAATTTTGGTGGATCTTTATAGTTATTAATTTCCACTTTTTTATTATTAACTACTGTTTCCATTTTAACTCCTTTTGTATGTATTTTATTTACACACAAAATATGACACATATTCAACTATTTGCACGCTGTGGAAGTTATTTTTTCTGTTATTATTTTTATTATTCTTTGTAGTAGAATAGAAAAACTTTTTCTACATTTTTTACATTTGAAACGATATTTACCATCAGGTTGATATTTTATATCTTCAGGTAATAATACTTCTTTTTTACAATAAGGACATTTAACTTTCATTTTATATAATTTATATATTACTAAAAGAATAACACATATGGGGATAATTGCACGCAAAGGAATATTACCAAATACCTTTTTGATCTTGAGTTATAGTTATAATATTTTCTTCAACAAAACTTTCAACTGGGTATAATCTTTCAGATTGAATAACTCCATTTTTTACCCAAGCTGATTCTAATACTTTTCTATCTTCATGATAAAAACCACTTCGAAAAACAGTACTATTTGTATGCACTTTATTATGATTTACATATACAGGTATTGAAGATATTTCTACTCTACCACCAATACTTAAAAATCGCATTACAACGTCATTTTCTGATTGACCACAAATAAATCTTCTATCATAACCACCTAAATTATTAAACAATTCTCTATTTACTACTCCAAAAGGAGCCATTCTAGGGGCATGCTGATCTTTTCCCCTGAATCTATGTACTTCTGTTATATCTTTGCCATCTTCTACTGTTCTAAAAGCTGCTACTACTTTATTATCATTAAAAGATTTCCAAAATGAATACATATTTTCTAAAGCATTAGGTGGGTAGATAGTATCATCTGCTGTCCAATGTATCAGTTCACCCCTAGCTTTTCTAAAAGCAATTTCATAGCATTGTGCTGGTTTTACATTAGTTTGGATATAAATAAAATTTGAGGATAAACTAAAATTTGGTATATTTGGTCCAACATATATTAATTCCCATTCAATATTATTTTGCTTAAGTGAATTATATGTTTCTAACCATTGTTGAGGTCTAGCTGCAGAAGCACAAATAGATACTTTCATTATATTTTTAGCCCCTTAATTTTTTTCTAATAATTTCTTCTTCTGTAGTCACTTTTTTAATACCATCTCCTAAAATTATTTTTACATCTTTTATTCTTTTTTGTAACATATCCATACCCATTACTTCTAAACTGGATGCTTGATCTGTTCCCCACATATTATGACTAAGAGTTATATGTCTTTCAATTACTACAGCCCCCGTAGCCACAGCAAATACTGTCGCTTCTAAATCATACTCATGGCCACTATATCCTATTGGACAATTATATCTTTCTTTTAATGTTTGTATGCATTTTATATTTAAATCTTTTATAGGAGTAGGATATACTGAATTAGTATGCATTAACATAAAAAATGATTTTCCATATTTTCTTATTGTTTCTACTGCTTCATCAATTTCTTTTAAAGTACTCATACCTGTAGATACTATTAAAGATTTATTCGACTTTGCTGCTTCTATAAGTAAATTTTTATCTGTTAATTTTGCAGAAGGTATTTTTAAAAAGGGAGTATCATAATTATTAATAAAAACACAACTATCAATATCCCAAACTGAAGCTGTCCAAGCTATTGGCTTTTCTTTACAATATTTATTTATATAATCATATTGCTTTTTATTGAATTCTACTTTTTTTCGATAATCTAAGTAAGTCATTTTACCCCAAGGAGTATCTTTCAATGTTTGTTTTTGGTGTTCAGGAACACAAACATCAGGTTCTCTTTTTTGGAATTTTACACAATCCCAACCACAAGCAAAAGCAGCATCAATTAATTGTTTAGCTATTTGAATATCCCCATTATGATTAATTCCTATTTCAGCTATTAAATATGGTTTTTCTAAATTTTCAAAATTAAGCATGTTTTTCCTCTTTATTCTTACCTATATAAGTATAAAAATAAGGTTGTATGATTTTTTCTTTAATTAATAATTCTTCAAAATATATTAATTGATTAGCCAATTTTTCTATAGAAATAATATTTCCTCTTAAACCACCAAGTAAACGTGTAAGAATACCCCCACCCTTTTTAAAATATACCTGTTCAAAACTATTAGTTAAATAAGAAATAATTTTATGCGTAGAATTAAAATGATCATGAATAGATTGTTTGCCCCCCTCTGTTTCATTTTGCCATTCATAAACAATCTTCTTTAACTTAATATCTATATCTAAATCTTTAAATTTTTCAAAATAATAAATATTTTTAGTTGATTCTAAAATTATTCTGATTAATAAAATAAAAGAAGCATTTACTTTAGAAAATTTATCCGAAGAAACATCATAAATAAATACTCTTCCTTCTTTTTTTAAATATTTTTTTATTTTTAAAATGAATAATTCTAAATTATTTATATGATGTAAACTATTAACACAAGTTATTATATCATACTTTTTTTTAGATTTAAAATTTTCTATACTATTAATAAAATAGGTATTTTTATCTATACATAACTTATTTTTGTATACATTTGCTATATTTATTGCCTCTTTAGAAATATCAATACAATCCCAACTGTCTTTATTAGTTAAATTAGCATTTAATGAAAACCAACCATTACCACATCCTATATCTAAAATGTTTAGTTTTTTTTCCCATTTTTGTACACTTTGAAATTCATTAATAACATAATTAAAAGCATAATCACGAGAAAATTTATATCTCCATGGATTTTTATAGAAATAATTTTCTATTCTATCATCATTAAGTAGAATAGATTTCATATTTTTTCCTCTTTCTTTATTAATAAAATCAAAATCTTTTGCTTCTTTATTTAAGTTAGGAATTACCATGCAGTCCAACCCCCATCTATTGTAAATACAGCTGCAGTTACATAAGAAGATTCTTCAGAACATAAATATTCCACTATTCTATTTAATTCTTTTATGTTCATCATTCTTTTTAAAGGTGTTTGTTTACTATAGTCATTAATGAATTTTTTATTTTGTTTATATTTTACACCCCCAGGAACAATACAATTTACCCTAATATTAGGTGCCAAATGGATAGCTAAATGCCTTGATAATTGGATAACTCCTGCTTTAGAGACAGAATAACCAATATGTTTTTCACTTTTTCCATAAAGATGCGGTAAAGGAGAAACTATTCCATAAGTTGAAGAAAAATTTACAATTGCCCCCTCTTTATTATTGCGGCTAAACTCACGGCAGACAGAAAACAAACTAGTTAAATTTATTTTTAAATATTTTTCAAAAGAATTAAGAGATATATTAAAAATATTTGTATTCTTTCTTTTAGAATCTATATGATCATTAAAAGCAAATAAATTTATTAGATAAGTCGCTTTATTTCTTTTAAACCACTCTTTAACAAATTCTTCATTAGTTAAATCATGTCCCAACAGTAAATCACATTCTATTATAACATGCCCTTTATTTTTAAGGTATTTACATATACTTTTACCAATTAAACCTTCGGAACCAGTAATTATTATTTTTTTCATTGCTTTTTTAATTTTTTGATTATTTTATATAAAAGGTTAGCTTTAAATTTAGCTAATTTTAAATCTCTATAATTAGTTTTAAATTGCATAATTTTAGGTTGAATTTCTTCTGCATTAGGACATGCTCCTTTAGTTTGATTTATTATAATAGGATATCTACTTAAAAAATGATTATTTACTACCATTGGTTCTAAATAAGGAACACTCCAAGCTCCATAAATTCCGTCTCCCCCCTCTTTTAAATACATTTTTCTAAAATTTTCCCAACTAACTCCTCTTTCTTCTTCTCCTCTATAAACTACTCCTAAAGTATAATAAGAATTAATACTATACGAAGGAGTATATTGTGGAATTAAATAGTTACACTCTTGCATAACTTCTTTAAACAAACATGCAGATTTTTTTCTTAATTCCACTAATTCATCTATTCGTTCTAATTGAGCTAATGCTACAGCTGCATTAAACTCAGAAAGTCTATAATTCCATCCTAAAATATCATGTCTTTTATAATAAGGATTTTGAAAAATATCTTGATTAAGCTTAATACGTCCTTCTTTTGCTTTTAAATTTTTAAATCCATGTCCTCCTATTTGTCTCGCTAATTTAGCATATTTATTATTATTTGTTATAAGCATTCCTCCTTCACCACAAGAAATATGCTTCGTATTTTCAAAACTAAAACTAGCCATATCACCAATAGTACCTAACAATTTATTTTTATAATAACTTAAAACAGCTTGTGCATTATCCTCTATTACAAATAAATTGTGTTTTTTTGCTATTTTCATTATCTTATCCATATCTGGAGATAATCCATAAATAGCTACAGTAATTATTGCTTTTGTTTTAGATGTTATTTTCTTCTCTATATCTTTAGGATCAATTGTGAAAGTATTTAAATTTATATCTGCATATACAGGTATGGCATTAGCATGTAAAGTAGCAGTAGTGTCCATTATTACTGTAAATGCTGGAGATATAACTTCATCCCCAGGTCCTACGCCTATGGCTTCAAGTGCTGCATGCAAAGTAGAAGTTCCTGAATTAAATGCTATAGCATACTTCCTTTTAAATTTTTCGGCAAATTTTTGTTCTAAAGTTTGATTCCAATTTCCTCCAGTGGCAGACCAACTTTTAGCATTTAATACTTTTTTTAAATATTTTAATTCATTACCAAGATATTTGCTAGGGTTATTCATTTTAATATTAATTTTGTTTTTACTTTTTGATTAACTAAAAATTTTTCTTGTAAAAATTGGTTTATTTTTATCACTTCAGGGTACTTATCTAAAAAATTAATTACATCTCTAAGATTAAAATTTTTCTTTTCTTTTTCTAAAGATTCTATAATTACTTTAAAAAAGATTAAATCCTCTTCATAATCAAGAGTCATTCTAATTTCAGGACGTTTAAAAATTTTAGGCACTCCTTTCAGTTCTTTAATATTGAATAAATTAGTATCCTTAAAATAAGGCCATATCATCTCAGTATCAGTAGTTCCTTTTATTTCACAAACTTTTTTAAGCGCTGTAGTTTTAATTCCATATGTAAAAGAACCACAAATTAAATTTTTTCCTTCAATAAAATCTATACTTAAATTATTTTCATACTGTTTAAAGGCTAAATCTATCAACTCAGGCTCACATAAAAGATCATCACCATCAGCAGTTACAAAAAATTCTACATTATATTTTTTACAAGCACAATACCAACGATTTAATTTATCTTCTATACTCCCCCTATAACAAAAAATTTTATTATTTTTTGCTATAGTACAAAGTAAATCATCCTCAGGTAATGTAGTAGTACAAAGTACTATTACATCCTTCTTTTTTGATTTATTTAATCTTGCTATTAATCGAGCTATATTCATTACCCCATTAATTTTTAAAAAACATTTTTGGGATAATCTTGTAGAACCTGACCTTACAGTAATAAATATTGCTTTATTCACTTTTTTCTCCAATTACTAATAAAGTATCACTCACTTTGAATATTGAAATAAGTATAAATTTATAAATATCATCTAAAATAGGAATGTGTTGATTAAAATTACATGGTTTTTTAAAAAATATCCAATATAAATGATTTATTAAACCATATCTTTGTATTAATTTAATGTCTATTTTTAAACTATTAAAATTATTGAACAATTTTTTTGCTATTTTCCTATTATAAAAAAATAGATGATAAGGATACCAATAAAATTTTTTAAATTCTTTTATTTTATATAAAGATACTAAAGGACCATCTATATTAGGAAATTCAAATAAAAATTTGCCTTTGTGTTTAAGATTATTTACTACTAAATAAATAAAATTTAAAGGATTATTTATATGTTCAAATACTTGAATTGCATAAATAAAATCAAATTTTTCTTCACCACATTTAAAATCGTTAATATCAATATTAAATATTAAATTATTATCACAAACTGTAGGATCTTTATCTATACCTATAATATTATATCCCTCTTTTTTTAATTTTTTTAAATTATCTCCTAAACCACAACCTATTTCAAGAATTTTATCATCCTTCTTAATATATTTTTTTAAATAAAAAGTAATTACTTTTTTTCTTTTAAAATTTTCAAAATCTTTTTTACTATTATAATTTATATATAAATTTTTTAATTCCTCTTCAGTCCACATAGGATATAATTGAACTAAACCACATTTATTACATTTTAATATATATTTATCACAATTATAACAATTAAAACGTATTTCTTCTTTTTTTGCTATTATAGAGTGATTTTTATTTTTACATAAATAACAACTAAAATCTTTATTTAAAAAATTCTTCTGCATTTATTCCTTTATCATCTATGAACTTATCAGCGTTTATTTTTCCCATCACTAATTCATGGTATTTTACTTTCCAAGTATTTAATTGTATTATAGTATCTTTTTTCCAATTAACACCAGTTACACTTCCTCTTGCTGTTTGAAATATTATAGTATGTCCTTCTTCATAAAGCTGATTTATTTTTATTATTCTTGAATAGATAGGTTGGGCATTAAGATAATCTTTACCTTTTGTTATGCAAATAGTATTATCTATATCAAAACAATATATCATTTATTTTTTCTTATTATGTCTTTTTCAAAACACTTACCTATTTGAATTTCTATAACTATTAAAGATTTACTATTAAGCTTATTATTTAATTGATGCCATTTTTTTGCTTTAATATATTTACACTTTTTATTAGGAAAAATCCATATTTCATCCCTAAACTTATGATATTGAAGAGAAGTAAAACATTTTGGATTTATAGTTAAAATCTTTACTTTCCAATTTTTACCTTTACCAAGAACTTCATAACTTCCCCACTTCTTATTCATTTATTTAAATAATTTAATACTTCATCATAAGATATTTTTTTAAATACCTCATACTTAGTTTCAAAAGAGCAATTAATTATTTCTGGGACACTTCCTATATTTTCTTGCATTAATCTATTAAAATTTATATTAACATTATTAGTATCACCCAATGTTTGGTGTTCTTTTCCTAAATCTCCATTATTTTTTTTATCTATTTTAACTAAATCATATTCAAAATAACTTTCTATACTACCACCCCCATCTGCCCCAAATAATACTATCCTTTTTGGATTAAATTTTAATAAACAAGCAATATACAAAGATAAAGAAACATCAAAAGATATTGAATTTATACCTAAATCTTCAGAATATATTATTTTATTTTTATATTTTTCATTAAAATTTGGAAAATATTTTTTTCTAAAATCATATAAATTATCATGTCCTGTTTTATTACATACATATATATTGTTTTTAGGCCTGTCTAAAAACTCAGATAATCTAGGTATTCTAAAATTAGTTTCATACTCTAAATTTATATTAAGAGGAAGAGTACTACTATCAAAAATTATATCAAAATCTTTATTGATTTTTTTTAATATTTTTTCACTTGGACAAAAATAGTTTATACCCCCCCAAATCAAATCTAAATTGCTAAATTGTTCTATTCTTTTTTCTAACTCTTCCAAAGATTTACCATGCAGTAATATGCAACAAATTCTATTAGTTAAATCCATTCCCCTTTTTCTCCTTGAGTTAAATTATATATACTATCATCATTAATATATTTATGAACTGGAATATCTTGTCTGACTATTTCAAATTTTCCATTTTTAGTCCAAAGTTTTTTAACTAAAGTATATTCTTGGGCATGATACTCTCTAAATTTACTACTATTATTATGGTCATCATGTTTAGCCCAAACCATAGCTATAGGACATAACGCACTTTCAGTACCCCCATTCTTAGCAGCTACTCTTAATAAAAAATCATTTTCTGCTTGCCCACAGATAAATCTATTATCATACCCTTCCATTTCTTCATAAAGTTCACGATAAATAGCAAAAAAAGGAAATAATAAAATAGGAGTTGTATCACTACTAGAAGGAGAGACTAAATAATGATTTCTTGAAGATTCTCCACAAAATTGATCTTCAAACATTCTAAAACCATATGCTATCTTTTTTTTATTATGAATAGTAGAAAAATTTTCCATAAATTCATACATATTATCTAATGCACTCTTACCATTAGGAGAAAAATAAACAGCATCATCTGCAGTTAAAGAAACTATTTCTCCTTTTGCTTCTAAAAATCCTATATGAGTACATTGCGAAGGTTTTACATTAGTAGTTATCCATCTAAAATTTTCTGGTAACTTTTCTTTAGGCGAAATAGGACCTACAAAAATTACTTCATAAACTATTTTTGTATTTTTTATAGAATTATAAAATTGTTTCCATAAATTAGGTCTTATACTAGGAGCTATTAACGAAAATTGAATATTACTCATACTATCCTTTTTTATTTATATATTCCAATAACTTTTTTGAATTTTTTTCTATAATATTATTTATATTAGGAGGATTACCATTAATTATAGAATCCAACTTCAAACTATTTTCATCTAAAACGTCCCATTTTCTTCTTCCTGATCTAAAAGATAAATGTTTAATAACAATACACTCTCTTAAATCAACTACTCTATTTATTTTTCTGTATGTGCCTGCTAAAGCCCAATCTGCACCATCTTTAATATAAGCAGGATCAAAAGCATAACCTAATACCTCTATTGCTTTTTTAGATAAAAGAGGAAAACAAGCCATCCAATTACTTTCATTTCTTCTATTTTCTTTTTCAAAATCTTCTGGTATTCCATAAATAATTCCATCAGGATATTTTTTTTCAAAATTTTCTAACTTTTCCCATGTTTTAATATCCCACCCATTTAATTCAAATAAAGCATCATCATTAGAAAATATTATATATTTTCCTTGAGATTGAGGAGCCAACCAATTATGATAATCGTTAACTAAATTTGTTGAACGCTCTCTATTATGAAACCAAGTTACAATTACTGCCTCATAAGGTATTTTTTTATTAATCCAATCTATTGTTTCTTTATCATCTAAATCATAAACTATTCTTATTTCTACTTCACTAGGATTAGATGTTGTTTTATATATACTTTCTAATAAATTACTAAGCATTTCTGTTCTTTGTCTTGTTGTTATGAGAATGCTGAATTTAATCATTATATAGCTCCTGGTATTCAATTATCATTACAGAACTTTCTATTCTTCTTGCTAAACAATAAGCATCATTGACTTCAGTTGCAGTTTTTACAGTAAATACAGGAAAATTTACTGCCTTTTTCATTAATTCCTTTAAATCTTGACTATGCTGTAGTCCTGCATCTAAAGGTTTTTTAGTACCAACAGTTGTTCTTATTATTATTTTTGGATTAAATAAACCCCTAGATAATTGGGGAATTAAATTAAGATGATTTACTAATTGATCCATTGCCCTAGGAAGAAAATCCATTCTTTGATATATACTAATTGGTAAATACCCTTCTAAAGCTAACCCAATACTTAATCCCATTTGCATTTCTTCAGCTACAGGCATTTCTATTCTTTTTTCTTTAGATATATTTGTTAAGCTGTTATAAAAATCCTCACTATTACATTGTTGCCCTATTATCACTACTTTAGGATCTTTAGCAAACTCTTCCATTTGTAATCTAATAGCTTCATGATATTTACTTCTCACTTATTATTCTCCTAGACTCTTTTGAAAAAAGAAATATCTTATTCTCAATATAATATTGATAAACACATTGCCTTATTTTTTTAAAAAATTTATTTGGTTTTATATTTCTAATTAACCATATTCCTAAACTATAAAAAGGTTGAGGTAATTTTGAAACAAAACATCCTAATAAAAATATATTATATCTTATATTTTTCTCCTGCTCACTAAAACAAGAAAGGGGTGATTTTTCAAACATTTTAGTCATATCACCTATAAATTCTTCTGTAATATATTTATTTTTTAAACAATAATCATATAATTTAGTTCCCTTCATAGGTTCGGTAGTTGTATAAGCTACATAAGTTACTTTTGCTTTTTTACTTAATCTAATAGTAGCTAGATCATCCTCTAATTTTGATTCAGGGGCTGCTAACATATAATTAACAAAAGTATTAATTCCAAAATTTTTTATTCTTTTTAATTCAGTCAATATATCTACTTCTCGCATATTTCTACCTAATATTTTTTCTCTGATATACTGGGAAGTGCTATCCACCGAAAGATTTACAGAATAACAACCTGCTTTTTTTAATAATTTTAATATTTTATCATCTATTCTATCAAATCTTAAATAACAATTGAACGGTTTTTTTATTCTTTTAGAATATTTATCAGAAAATTCCTTTAACCAATCATCTTCCTTAAAAGCAAATAAATCATCTCCTATTTTTACAAAATCCATTTTGTAATTTTTATTAATATATTCCATTTCTTTAATTACTCTTTCTACAGAAAATCTACGAAAAGTATTTTGACCTTTATAAAGTTGTTTATAATAGTTATTACAACAATAATTACATTCAAAAAAACAACCCCGAGTAGTATAAAAAGTTTTTTTAGGAGTATTTTTTAAATAAGAATGTGATAAAGTTAAATCTCTATCAGATATAGGTAATTCATCTAAATTGGTTATTAAAGGTCTTACAGAATTAATTTTATTTTTAGTAATTAAATTTGGTATATCATCAAATGCTTCGTTATTATTTATTCTATTTAAAAAATCTTTAAAAGCATACTCCCCTTCACCTATACAATAAGCATCCATTCCACTTTCTTCAAATGTTTGTGGTGAAAAAGTAGGATGAGGACCCCCCATTATTGATATAAATTTATATTGCTTTTTGATTTTTTTATTTGCTTCAACTAAATCTTTAAAACCTAAAATATTGGCTGAATAAGCTATTACTTCTGGTCTACTTGAATATACTTTTCTTTTTAAATTATTCCCTCTTAAAGAACAAAAATAAGTCTTCCATCCTTGTTCCTTAGCTATTGCAGATAAATATCCTATAGATATATGATCTGCAAAATCTAACTGTTGGATAACAAATAATACTCTCATTTTATTGAATTTAAAATTGTTTGTTTTTTATTTTCACTAATTTCATATTCTGGATAAATTATGCTTAATTGATCATCTACTTGTTCTTGAGTCATTAATTTCTTTTTTAAAGCCATCTTAGTTATTTCAGTATTAGGAAAAAATTTTAATGAAAAAAAGTTAAAAGATTTGGGTTTAGGTAACTTTTTCATTAATTGAATAGTTGCTCTTCTATCAAAAAAATTTTCAAATGGACTATTAAATATAAAATCATATTTAACATTAATATTATACTTCTTGAATAAATTTGCTTGTTTTAATACTTGATCATTAGTATAATAACGTTTATATATTTTTTCTCTTATTCTTTTAGACCCAGATTGAATACCCAACCATACTCCTACTAATCCCGCTTCTTTTAAATCTTTTAATAATTCTTCATGCCCCATTCCTGGGTAAAACATACAATAAAAAGGTAAATTTATTTCTTCTTTATATTGTTTTAAAAAATTTTTTCTATTCTCTATATGAAATACTTCATCATAAAAATTTATTCTTTTTATATTAGGCAATGCTTTTTTTACTTGTTTTAATTCCTTTATAATATGTTCTTTACTTCTATATCTTAATTTAGACCAATCTGAATAAATATTTTTCATATAAGAATTACTGCAATAGGTACAACTATAAGGACAACCCCTACTCATCATTATACCATATCTGTCATTTAAAAAATAAGGATCTACATTTACTAATTCATTATTCTCTATATAATAACTATATTGATTATCAAATAAAGGGATAGGATATTCATCTAAATTTTTATTTAAAACTTTTACTCCATTTTTTATTAAATCTATTATACACCCCTTACGATTAACCCAAATATTAGAAATATCATGAGGAATAGAAGCATGTGATAAATTCCAAACTAATTCTTGTATTGCTTCTTCTCCTTCACCTATACATAAATAATCAGCATATTTTATTGTTTCCTCAGGATTTAAAGAAGCTTGCCATCCCCCTATTAATATTTTACAATATTTACCAATTGTATTCCTAATTTTTGAATACATACTTTTATATAACATAAAATTAGGAGATACTAAACTGAATGCTAATAAATCAGGTGCATACTCTTTTAAAAAAGTATAAAATAATTCTTTTTCTCTTTCAGTTATTTCTTTTTTTGTATTGTGTAATTTTAAAAATAGTATTTTAGCAGCATAACCCTCTTTTATAAGAATAGAATGTATTATACGTAATCCTATAGATTCATCATTCCAAAAAGATACTAAAAGTATTTTATAGTTTTTCATAAATTAAAACATTATATATTTTCCGGTTCCACTATGCGGATATTTACGCTTATAGCTATGTTTTTTTACCTTATTTTTTATATTTTTAGTACCCCATGTATCTTGAGTGACTGCTCTAACACTAAAACCATTATCTTCTATAATGTATAATATAGGAAGATCAAATCCTTCAGCATATTTTATAGATTCTAAAGTAAGACCACAATTATAAGCAGCGTCACCTAAAAAACACCATACTTTATTTCTACTTCCTTTTAATTTTAATGCTTTAGCTACTCCTAAAGCTATAGGGGAAATTCCAGCTACTATAGCAGAAGTAAAAAATTTATCACCAAATATATGCATACTATGACCTTCTAATATTTGATTTTTTAACTCCTCTTTACTTCTTCCACTTAATAACCAGTGAAAATGGCTACGATGGTTACTGAAAATCCAATCTCCTTCTTCATACTCTTTAAATAAATTAATAAGAAATTTCTCATATTCATTATTTACACTACCTTGTAAATGAATAGGAGATTTTATTACTCCTTTTTCATAAACTTCTATTATTTCTTTATTAAAGTCTAATAAATCTTGTTTAGTTAACATTTTTATATTCTTTGTATTTTTATATCAGTCATTTCTTTTATTTCTTTTACTACTTTTTCTCCAAATTTTTCTTTCATCATTTGTAAATAACTACTATCTGTAAAATAACTACTAAAAGCATCATCTCTGAATTTAAGTACTTCTTTTGCCTGCAAATATTTAGTGGATAGGGGTTTAAAAGTAGGACTCATTTGGGCATAATCATTATAATCGGTAGGTAAACTTACTCCTTTTTTTATCATTTCTTTGTAATGTTTAGTTCCAGGATAACTTGTTACTGAATAAAAATTACTATACTCACATTTTAACTCTTTTGCAAAAGATAATGTTTCTTGCATTGTTTTGATATCATCCTCCCAAAAACCAAACATATAATTTCCCAAACAATTTATCCCTGCTTTCTTAGTCATTTTAATTACTTCTCTTATTCTATTATTATTAAAGTTTCCTTTTAATTCTTTTTTTCTTATATTTTCATTGCCACTTTCAATACCATAAGATAACCAATTTATGCCCGCTTTTTTCATTTTTGCTAATAATTCTTCATTCATTATATCTATTCTTGCATAAGCCCAAATATTAAAATTATACTTTCTATCTATTAACTTATCACATATTAAATGTACCCTATTTGGATTGAAAATAAAAAGTTCATCCATTATTTTTATATGAGTTATACCTAAATTATACCAAGTACCAAAATCATATAACACATCTTCTAAAATTCTTTGTTCAAATTGGTTTCCATAAAAATTATGAACAGTACAAAAATTACAATGAAAAGGGCAAGAAATACTTGTAAATACTACTCCATAAGGAGTTCTAAAATCATACCCCCAACTATGCCAGTTATGAGCCTTATATTTAAAAATATTTTGGGCTAACAAATCCCATTTAGGAGGAGTCCATTTACAAGGGCTTATAGGTAAATGACCTAAATTTAATATTTCTGAAACTTTGTTTGTAAGATAAGTTTCTAATTTTATTGCTTCTTGTTTTTGTTGAATATAAGCTGAAGGATGAGAACCAGTAGCTAAAATTATAACTTTTTTTGGTTTATATTTTAAAATTTCTGCTAAAGTTTCAATAAAATCTAAATCTAAAAATTCTGCATCTATTAAAATATCCGCTTTATAATAATTGGCAAAAATGGCTTGCCAAATAGGAGGTTCTATTGCTGATAATTCTTTTAGTACCCCATATTGGTTATTCTTAGTATTGGGTTTTACTATTACTATAGATGACATTATTTTTCTTTATATTTAAGCACTAAGATGATCTTTTTTAATTTCCATAAAACCTTCACCTAAAGTTTTATTTATATAGTTTTTTATTGCTATTCTAATATGATTATAGTTTTTTATTTCAATTCCTATAATTCCTATTTTTGCTAAAATAGATTCATTTTTTTTATTTAATATATATATTTGATCTGGAAGTTGTTCTTTTCCACTTTTAGTTCCTGACTCAAATTGCCATAAAAAAGAATGAACATCTAATAAAAGTTTAAAAATTATTTCCCATTCAAATTTTGGATATTTTTCTTTTAAGTATACCCTTCCTTCTTCAAATGCTTTATATTCTCTTATATTTTCATCCCCCTTAATTCTTTCTGCTTTTAATTTAGAAATTGCCCATCTATCTACTATATCACCTGCATCCCTAATAAAAATTGGGGGTACCATTACATTTATTAATTCCATTTTTCTCTCCTTATACAAAATTTCTAAATAAAGGATCTTTTTGATTTATAAATAGGTCTTCAAACATTTTGTTATAAACACCATAAGTACACCTCCAATTACATATCTTGCAAGCATCCCTAAACACTAAATTATAATGTTTTTTACTACCCCATACTTTTTTTATATTTTCTACATTTGGATAATGATTACCTAATTTAAACTTTTTTAAATGTCTACTATCTGGGCAATTATAAATACCCCCATCAGCGCACAATTGAATACATATTGGGCCTGCCCAACACTGACTGAATTCCCTTTTAGTAGAAAAATCAATATTAAATTTATGAGTAACTAAATACACTTTAAAATTTTTATCTTCTAATTTTCTACATTTTTTAAATTCTTTTTTGATTAACTTCATATTATAAGGATTTTTTATGACTTTTTCCATACCTTGATGAGTATAACTTGCCGGACGACAATGGAATGTTCGAACTCCTATACTTTTTGCTAACTTGCACGCTTGATATATTTCATGCTGATTTTCCTTAAAAATAAGAAATTTGTAAGTTATATCACATCCACTTTTAGTTCTTTTAACCTCTTTGACTAATTTTTTTAAGTTATTAATAGCTACATCAAACAAATCTTTTTTTCTATTTTTTAAGTAAGTTTCTTTTGTGCCCGCATCTATAGAAACACCTATCCATCTACAAGTTTTTACTGCTATTTTTATTAACTTATCATTAAATAAAGTACCATTAGTAGCTATACTATTTTCTAAACCCCATTTAAAAGAATATTCTAAAGCTTCTCCCAACTTAGTATGCATTAGTGGTTCGCCACCACCCCCCCAACATATAGCTTTAGCATCCCAATTAGCCAAAAATCCTATTAACTTCATTATATGGCTATCAGGCATTCTTCTATTTTTTAATCCTTTTTTTAAGTATTTAGCAAAGTTACACCAAGGACAAGCCAAATTGCATAAATGAATTGGATCAAGAGATACTTCAATAGCAGGAAGAGGAAATCCTTTTTTTAATCGCCAGTCATTAATTACCTTATAGTGTTCATAAAAAGTTAATCCTTTATATTGAGAATTAAAACTATTGTAAGGATTTGACCATTCTTTCATACTACTCTCCTATAAATGATATTTAAAACAATAAATTTTATCATTAGATATATCCCCCAAAAGGTTAATGATTTTTGGCTAACTCTAATAATTTTTCCTATCTTTTTCAAGGTTTAAATTTGGTTTGTTTTTTATTTATATATTCCTTTAATCTAATTATTTGCCCTGGGATTAAATTTTTACTTATTCTATTATGTACTTCAGGGTCCTTAAAAAAACGAACACGCATACTTTTCCCTGTTTCATCTATTTGTTTTTTATTATCATGATAAGAAAGATGCTCTATTTCTATTTCAGGAATATGCAATATTCTTCCAATTCCGTTATATACCTCATATAAACATCTATCTGCCCCCCAACTCATTAACTCAGGGTGAAAATACATTTCTAAAGCATTATATGCTTCCTTACTTATTATTGGAAAACATGGATGAACTGCTTTACTATCCTTTTCTTTAACTGATATATAAGCTATTCTATCTTTTTTATTTTTTAAATATTCTTCTATTTTTTCTTTTAAAATTACATCCCAATTTTTTGAAATAAATTTTACATCATCACCAATAGCCCACAAATATTTACCTATACTTAATCTTGCCATTTCATTATAATAATCTTTATTTAAATAATCACTATGAAGAATACCCTGATAAGGAAATCTTATATAAGCATATTTATTTCTAATTTCATGCACTGCTTTACAAGTAAGAGTATCATCTATATCAAAAGTTAAATATAACTCTATATTTTCTATATTCGCTACTGTTTGAGTTATATTTTCTACTAATTTATAAAGATTTTTT